TTTATTTGTTCGTCAAAATCTTTTTTTGTTTTAGCAATATCTTCTGGTTTCATTCCAGCTAATTTACCAAGTATATCTGCTTGTGAGTCTGCTATTGGTTTTAATCCAGCTTGAAGTATTTTATCTCCAAAAGTTACAGCTAAAAAATCAAGTACTAATATTGCTGTTAATGGTATTGCTACATCTGCGGCCGCACCTAATGCACCAGAAGCGCTACTTGCCGAAAATGCTCCTGCCATTTTTTCAATTATCTGTTTTAAAACATATTCTCTTAATATAGTACTTGTTAATATCTTTCCTGCCATTTTTAATGTAAATCCGCCAAGTATAAGTCCGACTGTTCCTATGTTTAAATCTCCTATAAATGTTGCAATTCCACCAAATACGGAAATCCAATTTATGTTTTTTATAGCTGTATATGTCATGTTGAATATTCCACTAGCAAAAGTATTCATTGTTTGCGCTAACTTTGAAAAATCAAATGTTTGGAAGAAACTATTTACTCCTGCTGCAATAGATTCTCCTATTTGCGTCCAGTTTAAATCTTTCCCAAATGAAAATGCTAATATTACTGCTGTGTTTAATGCTCCGGCTATTGTTTTTCCAACTACATTGAATAATGCTGGTGTAATGAGTCCATTTAGAAATTGAGCAAATCCACTACCAAACTGACTAGCAACGGAATATACAGTTTTCCAATCAATTGTATTTAATGCATTTCCAACACCAGAACCAATGTAAAAACCAATTCCGCTATAATCATGATTCTTAAACGCATTTACAATGTTATCAGATATATCATTTGCTTTGTTAGTCATTCTATCAAATGCTTCGTTCCAAATCGTATCATAATTAGCTAATGCTTTTTGAATTGCAGTATCTAATTGTGGGAATCCACTACTAACCGAACCTGCGCCACTTCCGCTACTTCCAGAATCTCCTTTTGAATAGTTAAGAATATTAAGTTCATCTATTGGAGATAAAACGTTTTGAAGTTTTTTAGCAGATTTTGCAGCATTATCAAGTGAACCCGCAACGTCATCAGTGCCATCACTTAATTCTGCCATTTGATTGTTAGCACCACCAATAGAACTATTTACTTGCTTCATGTCTATTCCAATTAGTTTTCCTAGCCATGCAAATAATCTTTGCGCAGCTATTACAAGTCCATTTAGATAAGGTAAAACAGCTTGTATAACAGGAACAAACAAGTTTCCTATCGTTCTTGCCAATATATTAAAGTTGTTATCAAGTAGTCTTAATTGGTTTCTAGGAGAATTTATTGTATTCGCCAAATCTCCATATGCTACTTTAGACTGATCGAGTACTGCGAGTAATCTTAATTGTGTTTTTTCAGCTTGATTCATAGTACTAATGGATTGAGTTATTCCATATTTATAAGCATACTCTTGTAATGTAGCGACCTGCGTGCTAATACCTAATGATTGAACTGCTCTTGACTGCCCTGCTAATACAGAAGCAAATTTCGTCCATGCACTATCAAGTGAAATATTCTTTAATGAAGACCAATCCTCGCCTAACATTGTGAATGCTTTTGCAGTTGCAAGCGCCGTTTCTCCTGTTACACCTAATGACTTAGCCATCTGTCCATATTGTGCTTCTGCGTTCATTGTTTGGTTTATATCAAGTCCTACATTCTTTTGACCTGTAAATGTAGTATTCCCGTTTTTATCAGAAGAAATGCCTGTCATTTTATCGTTTAATTCGTTTAATCTTGTTTGGAAAGAATCTGCATAAGTTTCAGCTGACGTATATCCATTCTTCTGCCAATCTCCTTGACTTTCAGTTCCTATCTGTCTCATAGCAACATTGTAATAGTTTACTGTTTCTAAAAAGTCTAAAGGTGAAGTCATTATTTTACTTAATCCACTAAATGCATATTTCAATGTAAACACAGTAGCATATAGCCTTGTGAACGCATATGATATAGATGTAAGCTTACTATTTGTGTTGGTTGAAGAACTTGTAACCTCTCCTAATATTCCTTTAAATAAGGACATCCCAGAACTTGAACGCTCAACCGAACTAGTTGTTGTATTTATGGAACTTTGAAGCCTTGATAATGCATTAGTCATTCTTATTATGTTATTTGATACTTCTGGTGCCGTGCTCAATACTTCCATTACTTCTTTTAATGAAGTTGCAAGTCTAGGAAGTGAAGTAGCTACTTGCTCTATTTTAGAACTATCCATTCTGGATAAACTTTGCATTATTTTAGTAGCGCTAACTGCTGACGTAGAAGCACTCCCTAAATCTCTAACAGATATTCCAATTCTGCTTAATATTTCAGAAGTTGAAGCCATGGAAGCCGTATTAAGTGATGATAATTTGCTTATTTCAGATACAGCCTTATCCATATTACCAGGATTTATATTTTTAATAGACGTAGACAAAGTATTTATGCTATTTGCTAAAGATTTTATTCCACCTGTACCAACACTTCTTAATGAAGAATTTACTCTGTTAAGACTAGAAATAAGGACATCAAGTTGAGAATTAGCGTCTCTTGCATTGGCTTCAACCTGTATCTCTAGTCTATCAATCTCTTCTGCCATATTGGCTCACCTTCTTTCATTTATTTCATAAAAATAAGGCATATACATTTGGCCGAATATGCCCTGATGTTAATCTTTTTTTATATTTCTTGATTTGAAATTTATTTCCATTAATTTTAGACCTTCAACAAATTTATTACGTTCTTCTATTATCTCCGCTTCTGTTAATGGTCTATTTTCTTTTTCTACTTCTTCTAATGTCTTAAATAGTTTAAGCGGTTTATCTGGAAATTTACTGCCAAACGATGCAGATATTGCATGAGCAACATATATTCCATTCCAATAAGATATTGTTGATTGTTCTTGCATATATCTATCTTGTTTTAGCTGGTGCGCTTTGAAAAAAGGCTTTAACAATGTTGGGTTTAAATCCCAAAACAAATTATAATCAATGCCTATTGATAATGCTTCTGGGAGTATATTTTCATTCACAATATCTTTTATGCATTTATCATTTATTTCACTGTTTTTCGTACTGATTTCTTCGCTTCTTCTTTCGCTTCCGTCACATTCGTTTTCTTCTCCGTTGCAGACATATCCTTCGACATTTCCTCCATCATTTTGTCTACTCCGGTTAGCTTGAAAAAACCATCTGATTCCATCTTTGATTTTAATGCTTCAAGCAATCCCAAGGTACTTGAAAGTTCATGTGTTGGATTTTCTTCGATAAATTCTTCGTATAAATCAATCGTATCATCACGAGAAAGTATATCCTGTGAAATCTTTCCTTTTGCGCCATGATTTTTTACCAATCCCATATACAAAAAATCCATTACATATCTATTTGATTCAGCCATAGATTGAATACCTGCTTCAACAAGTATCATATTTGACTGCCTTTCGTTTTCTTCTCCATTGGATTTTGATATCGAATCTCTTATTGTTTTTCCTGTTAAGAAATCAAAAACCGAATTTAATTCTTTACATTGTGTTGCTCTAAATCCAAATTCTACTACGTATTCTTTACTTTTTACACTAAATTTTAACTCTTGCATGGGTTTTCCTCCAAATAATTTGTATTGATATTAAAAAATTGGGGATACTTTTACATATCCCCATAGTTTTATGCGCCTACTGTTGGCTCTACTGCTGTATCAAATCCAAGTACATCATTAATAATACAAGTAACAGGAATTTCCAAAGCTTTACCGATAGAAATATCGCTAAGCCCTTGATTCGTTCCCGGCTGCGCTTTCAAGAAATATGATTTTGATAATCCTTCTATAAATATAACCCACCAAACACCTTTTCCTGCTGCTTTTGCTGTTGCTGCTGCTGTCATCATTGTTTGAATTGCTGTTAATGCTCCGGAATGGTAAACATTTTCCCAAGTTCCACCTGTATCCTGCTGACCATCTGCGTACTGTTTTGTCAAATCTTCTAATGTAGATACATCAATAGTAGCTGGTGTAAGTTTTACACCTCCAATAGACAAACATCTTGGAATCTGTGTATAGCCTGTAGTAGGTTGTGTACCTGCTGTGGCTTCTACTGCATATCCAACTTTTACTCCTAGTGTAGTAAGATCGCTCATGTTTTATTTCCTCTCTTTCTTAATATAAGGAATCTCCATTCCCTACAATTCTTCTAAACCTAGCTAATTTACAATATGGTTTTACATCGCTTAATGTTGTCGGGCCATATATCAGCGAATATCTCATAGACATCATTACATTCCCTGCATTATCAATCAAAGTTTGTGTTTCTGATAACGTACTGTTTGAATATGCCCTTAGTTCTACCGTAGAAAGTATTGTAGCTTGGTCTAGTTGTTCTAAATCTGTATCTTTTGTAGGTTCTCCCAATGAATTTACATTAAGCGTTGGAAATTCACTTGGTGTACTTTCACTTGTTGATGTAAGATTTAATGTTTTACCATAATAAGGGGAACCTATTTCAGTTTTAAGTTTTGTTTGCAACCTTGCGTTTACTTTTCCTATAACGCTTAACATAATTCACCACCTTAATATCGTTTAAATACTTCTTTTGCTAATTTTAATTTCATCAAAGTCATTTGTGTATCAGCATTATACATAGGCATTGTTGCTTTTGTACCATTTGTAAAATGCCAAATACCTTTATCATCTGGATAATACCATCCATCTTCAAAAGCATGCGTTTGGTTTGGAAATGTTCCAACTCCCATTCCATATTTACTAGCAAGCGGATTGTCAACAGGATTAAAATAAATTCCTGCTCCAAATTCTACAAGCATTAAATAGTTTACTGTTCCATATTGATTCGTAACGCTTTGCCCTATTGATGTAAGTAGCCCTTTGCAACCCATTGTTTCTGGACTTATAGAAGTATTTACAACTATATAACTTGATAGTGGACTTTCTTCTATACTTGCCGTAGCTGTTATATTTCCAAGTTCGATTAATGCACGGCAAAACATTTCACATTTATAAGGCAATGTTTTTTTGTAATCTTTTAATTCTTTTATTGCATTTTCTACACTTTGTGTTGATAGATTAAATGATATATTTTTAGCCATTCCATATTTACCTCATACAGACATTTCTATTATTTAGTGATAAAAGTATCACTCGTCTAGTTTTCTTTTCGATATGGCTATCTGTATAGCATTTAACCCATAAACAGGTGGTGCAGATACTTTATAGTTTGCACTCGTAAAATCTGTAACATTATTATTCGTAACAACGTCTTTTCTTACCCATAAAATACTATGTTCATCTATGAGTATATTCATATCATATGTAAGTATAATTCTGTCATATTCAGCATCTGTACCAAAAGGAGAATCTGTTGAATCACTTTTACCTGGTGATACATAATCTTCAAATTCAACAGGTTC